TGGGGTACGGCGTCGGCAGTGCAGCGCCTTATTACTCGGGCGGGGGCAATTCGTACGGCTTCACGATGTAGGGGAGCGACATGGCGACCTGGGCAGACTATGCCGCAATGTTCCAGAACATGGACGCGCAGCGCTTGCAGATGGAACAGCAGCGCCAGCAAATGGCCGCACAAGCGTGGCAACAGCAACAGGCCCGCGCGCAGTACGAGCAGCAAATGCGCGCTCGGCAGGCGCTCGGCAATGCGTTGCCGCAACTGCTCGCTTCGCCGCCCCCGCAGCAACAGCAGCCGGCGCCTCAGGCCCCGAACCCGGGGCAACAGTCCGTGCCGATGGCTCCGCCGCAGCAACCCCCTCAGGCGGGCCCCCAAACCCTGATGCCACCTTTGCCGCCGGGGATGCCCCCCGGCATGCCGAAAGGGCCTGCGGCGGGTACCGGTGCGCCCGGTGTTCCGCCGTACCGCCCGATGCCGACGACACCCACCCCGCAGGCGACGCCGAGCACTCCTGCGGCATTGAGCGCGCCGCCTGCACCGCAACAGCAATCCGCGCCGCAATCGGGCCCGATCTCGTGGCCAGATGCGATCGCGTTGCTGCAGAAGCAAGGGCTCTCGGGCGCGGACCTGTTCGAAGGCATGCAGCAGCTTCAACCGATCCTCGACACGCAGGCGAAGCAGCAGCTCGCGGTATCGCAGGCGCAGTTCAAGAATGAGCTTCAGATGGCGCAGCTTCAGGAGCGCTACGACGCGCTCAAACAGCGCGCGGAAGATAGCGCCTTGAACCGCGCCGATCGCGAGCAGGCGCATGCCGATTCCGTCATGCTGCGGCAGCAGATGATGGACTTGCACCGGCAAAGCATCATGCTCCGCGCCAATGGAAGCCCCGACTCGGAGTTGAGCGGCGACGATCTGAAGTTCATGGCGAAGCAGTATCTTGCAGCGCCCGATCAGTCGATCTTCGCCAACCTGGGGCGCGGCGCGCAGGGTGCGAAAAACGTCGTGCGACTTCGGCAAGCGATCATGTCCGAGGCCAAGGAGCAAGGTCTGTCGGCCGAGGACGTCGCCGCGCGCGGCATTCAGACCTTCGGGGAGAAGGCCGGCGCACGTAAGGCGGGTGAGCGCACGACGAATATCGAGATGGCCGCGAACGAGGCGAACCAGCTCGCCGGGCAAGCGCTTCAGGTATCGAGCGAGTTGCCGCGCACGGGCGCGCGCGATGTGAACTCAGCGCTGAATAACATGCGTGCGCGCTTCGGCGACGCGAAGGTGGCCGAGTTCCAAGTCGCGATCAACGGCTTCAAGAACGCGTACGCGCGCGCGATCTCGCCGAGCGGCACGCCCACGGTCCATGACAAGCAGCACGCCGACGAGCTCTTCAGCATGAACCAGTCGCCCGAGCAGTTCAACGCCAGCATTCAGCAGGCCAAGCGCGAGATGGAAGCCGCGCTGCGCGCACCCACCGACGTGCAGGAAGCGCAGCGCGCGCGGATCTCCGGGCGCAAAGCGGGTCCGGCGGTCGGTACCGTCGAGGGTGGGTATCGCTTCAAGGGCGGCAACCCTGCCGATCCCAACGCGTGGGAACCGGCCGGCGGTAGTGGGGTGCCTAAATGAAGCCTTGGGAGAAGTATGCAGATGCCGCGCCAAGCACACCCGCAGACGGTCCGTGGACGAAGTATGCAGGCGATTCGTCTGCACCGGCAGCTACGCCGCAGGGCGCTGCGGCGCCTACTCGAAAACCTGCGCACGCTGACGGCCTCGCGAACCAGATCCTAGGCCTTGGCGAGGCCGGCTTGTCCGTCGCCAGCTCGATCCCTGCCGCACTCGCAGGGAACGTCTACGGCATTGGCAAAACGCTCACAAGCGGCAAGTTTGGCACGCAGGCCGGCATCGACGTCGGTGCGAAGGCCGCAGACGATCTCGCCGCGAAGCTGACGTACTCGCCGCGCACCGAGGCCGGCAAGCGCGACGTCGAGGCGCTCGGCCGGGGGCTGAGCGCGAGCCGTCTGGAAGGCGTGCCGGTAGAAGGCCCGATGCTCGCCCGAATTCCCGACGTTCCGCGCACTGCGATCGTCGGCGGTGAGCAGGCCGCAGCCGGTGGTCGTGCGCTCGCGCAAGGTGCGCGGGAAGCAGTCGGCAATGCGGCGGCTCAGATTGGGCGCGCAGCGGTGCGTGGCGCAGTGAACGCAATGCCGGAAGTCGACGCCGAAACGCTTCAACTCGCACGGCAGGCACACGCGTATGGCTTTCGGCTGCGGCCAGACCAGCTCTACGGCAACAAGTACGCGCGCATGGCTGGCGAGCTCTCGTCGAACGTGCCGGCGTCGGGTAGCGCGCGCGAGTTCAACCAGAACGTGTTCAACGAGAACCTTGTGCGCATGATTGGCGGGGAGGGCAACAAGCTCACCCGCCGCGCGTTCGATCAGGCCATGACGAAATCGGGCGAGGCGATCGGCGATATCGCCGCGCGGCACCCGTTGCCGATCACCCAATCGTTCCTGTCCGAGTTGCGCGCGAACGGTGCGCGGCAAACGCCGGACGTGGCGCGAGTGATCGACGGGTATATCGCCGACATTGAAAAAATGTCGACCGCACCGGCCAAGTTGGTGGGAGGGGGACGCACCGGGCAGGCACGAACACTGCCCGGTGTCGCGTTCCGGCGCTTGAATACGCAGATCGCAAAGCACATCCGCGAAACGTCGAATGGCGACCTGCGCGCGGCGCTTTCAGACTTGCAAGACGATCTGCTCGAAGCCCGCTCCGCGACGATGACCGAAGCCGATCGCGCAGCGTACGACGTGGCCCGCCGCCAGTACGCGATCGGGAAAACGCTCGAGCCGCTCGTCGCGAAGTCGCCCAAGGGCGATATCTCGCCCGCGCAGCTGCTCGGCGCGGTCACGGCCACGAAGTCGGCCAAGTCGCTCATGGCGCGCGGTGCGGCCGGCGAGCTCGGCACGCTCGCAGACATTGGGCAGGCGTTCCTGAAAGAACCGGGCTCGAGCGGCACCGCTGAGCGCGCCGCGGTGCTCACGGCGCTCGGCGGTATCGGCACGGGTGGGGCGGCGCTCGGCGGCCCCGCCGGCATGGCCGCTGCAATCCCGCCGTACGCCGCTGCGAACCTCTACAACCGACTCGGGCCGCGCATGACCGAGCAAATCCTGAACCGACCGCCACAATGAGAATCCTTGCGATCGACACCGGATCCAACGCGCTTGACTGGCTCATGCGCTGCCAGGATGCCGGGCATCAATGCCTGTGGTATGACAAGCCGCGCCCGAGCGGCGAGGACCGGCACGCGGGTGAGGGGATCGTGCGCAAGATTCGCGACTACGACGAGCTGCGCCGCAAGTGGATCGATTGGGCCGACTTGATATTCCTGCCCGACAACGTCGCCTACCTCGAAATGCTCGAGCCGTTTCGTCGCGCCGGGTACCCGATTTTCGGTTGCAACCTGGACGCGGTGGAATGGGAACTGGACCGCGAAGCCGGGCAGAAGATCATGAAGCAGTGCGGGATGGCGATCATCCCGGGCAAAACGTTCCACGACTATGGCGACGCGATTGCCTACGTGAAGCGCGAGGGAAAGGCGTTCGTCTCGAAGCCGTCGGGTGACGGCGAGCGCGCCATGTCGTACGTCGCGACGAGCGCAGCCGACCTCGTCTATATGCTGCAGCGCTGGAACAAGATCGACAAGTACCGCGCTGCAGCCCGCGCCGACGGCTTCATCCTCCAGGAGAAGAAAGAAGGCGTCGAAATGGCCGTCGGCGGGTGGTTCGGTCCGCACGGGTGGTCGCAATGGTTCTGCGAGAACTGGGAAAACAAAAAGCTCATGGTCGGCGACTTGGGTGTGAACACCGGCGAGATGGGTACAACCGTGCGCTATGTGCGTAAGTCGAAGCTGGCCGAGCAAGTGCTGCTGCCGGCGACCGAACACCTGAAGCGTATCGGCTACGTCGGCTACGTCGACAACAACTGCATCATCACCGAGGACGGCACGCCGTGGCCGCTCGAGTGGACCATGCGCCCTGGCTGGCCGATCTTCCACAACCAGGTCTCGTTGCACGAAGGTGACCCGGCGCAGTGGATGCTCGACTGCCTGCACGGCAAGGACACGCTGAAGGTGAAAGAGGGCGAAGTGAGCATTTCCGTCGTCATGGCGCTGCCTGACTTCCCGTACTCGCGGATCACGAACAAAGAGCTGTGCGGTATTCCGATCTATGGCGCCGAGGACCGTGAGCACCTGCATTGGTCCGAGGTCATGGTCGGAAACGCGCCGCGCGAGGTGAGCGGCAAGGTCGTAGATCTGCCCGGGCCAGTGACGGCCGGGGACTACGTGCTGATCGCCACCGGCACGGGCGAGACGATCACGGGCGCCCGCCGTAGCGCATACAGCGCTATCAAGAAGGTCAAGATTCCGAACAGTCCGTTCTACCGTACTGATATCGGGGTGGGGCGCCTGAAGAAGCAGCTACCGCAACTTCAGGCGATGGGCTACGCAAAAGGGTTGAGCTACTGATATGCGACGTTCAATGCGCGCCGGCCTGATCACCGAAGAGGCCATCAAAGAATCGCTCATCGACGCACGCGGGGACCTGTTCCTCGCCGCGTCAACGCTCGACTGCACGGCTCAGGAATTGGACCGTTACATCCGAGCATCCGCCGAGCTCCAGCAATTCGCGGCAGCCATCGAGAAGGTCAAGGTCGACCCGGCCTATAGCCGCATGAGTTCGGAACAGTTCGAGAACGAGCTCGCGGACCTCACGCGCGCGTACCGAGTCATCGGCCTCGAGGAACTCCATAAGCTCGCGACTATGGAACACGGGGACAGCGCCGCAATGGCAAAAGTTAAGCTGCAAGCGGCGATTTCCCTTCGTGGCGGTAATCAGGCAATCGCCGGGGATCGTGAAATCGAGCACGCGCTCGCCGAACTGAATACCCTCTACCATCAGAACGCCCCTCGCATAAAAGAGATCCGCCAGACTGTCATCAAACTCGAGCATGGTCAGGCAGCCCCTCAAGTAACGATCGAACTTCAGCCAGATCCGCAATAGCCTGCTGGCGCTTCGCTTCGAGCTTGTCCCATTCGGGCTCGTCGGAAGAGTAGGCGTGGTACTTCTTCAGCGTCACGTGCCCGAGCCGCGCCAACTCTTTGATGGCCACCTTGTGGCCCGCCTCGCGCACGGCCCGTTTCGGTTCGCTTCGGCCTTTCCCGACCCACTCCCACGCCGGGACAAGCCCGGGTGCATCGGGAGCCATCCGGGGATGGATTTCCCACTCCTCGACGTCCTTGAAGCTGCATCGCTGATACTGCACGACCTGCTTCGGCAGTCCGCTGTACTCGGCGAGTTCGTCATC